GGCTCTGGCGGCACTGGCGGCACTGGAGGCAGTGGTGGTTCTGGTGGCTCATTTGGGAGCAGTGGTTCGGCAGGAAATACAGGCTCCACAGGCAACACAGGCGGCAACGGCAACAACACAAATGGTTCTGGCGGCTCTAGCGGCTCTTCTGGTTCTGGTGGTGGTGCAGCCGGTAAATATATTCGCGGTATAGGTAACGTCAGCTTCACTAACAACGGTACTGTACAAGGCGGAACTGCTTAATACTTAATATTTAATACAGAGGGATAAAAAAAATGACTTTACCATCTAGCGGAGCAATATCATTTTCGCAAATTAGAAGCGAATTTGGAGGCGGATCAGGCTCAATACAGTTTAGTGATTTCTATCGTGGTGGCTCTAGAGTAAGGGCGAAAGCTGGAAACAATAGTGCAACTAATCTTGCTGCTAATGTACCATCTTCTGGTGCTATTGATATGGCTGATTTTTTTGGACAAGCAAGAGGCTTTCGCAAAACCTATAGCAGCGGTGCAACAAACCAAGATGCTTCCAATATTTTTGGTGACGACTACGGTGTAGATTATCCCAAAGAAATCGTAATTAATTCTGGTGTAGAATTAGGTGCAACCAGCACATCACAAGAGGCATTGCAGATCGACAGCGGAATGTCCGGTTCCATGACTATCACCAACAATGGTACGCTATCCGGTGCTGGTGGGTCAGCTAATGGCGGTACAGGTGGTGATGCTTTTGAAGCTGATGTGTCCTGTACCCTAGTCAACAATGGTACGATTCGTTCTGGCGGCGGCGGCGGTGGTGCCGGTGGTACTGGTGGTACTGGTGGTACTGGAGGTCAAGGTTCTACAACCTCATATGGTTATGGTAGCTGGACTGCATACAGACATACAAATACTACTGGCCCAGGAGCCCCCCAATATTATCAAGTTGATACATATGTTAATACGGCTTGGTATTGGTATGGCGCACCTGGCGGTAATAGTTATGGTTATATGGGCGCGACGGGCGCACCATCAAGCGTTGGTACAACTGCTGGTTTTGGTAATTATCAATATCAAAAAGGGCCAAACACTTACTATAACGCTCAATATGGCGTTTGGTCTAACCCAATTCGTAGAAGAAGCACTAACGAAGCTAGTACCACTTATTATAGCGGTGGTTCCGGTGGCGGCGGTGGTTCCGGTGGCTCTGGTGGTGTAGGTCAAGGCTACGGTCAATCAGCCGGTTCTGGCAGCAGCGGCTCCGGTGGTTCTAGCGGTTCTGCCGGTGGTACAAATGCTGGCTCTGGCGGCACTGGCGGCACTGGCGGTACTGGAGGCAATGGCGGCTCTTTTGGTTCGTCGGGTTCAACCGGATCAACAGGTTCTACAGGAAACTCTGGTGGCAACGGAAACTATACCAACGGCTCCGGTGGTTCTGGCGGTTCCAGTGGTTCTGCTGGCGGATCAGCAGGTGCAAGTATTAGAGGTATTAGCAACGTCAGTTATACAGATAATGGTACTACTACCGGCAGCACTAGTGATTAATATTACCATGTTCTAAAGATTATAAATACTTTTAAGAAAAAGAATAAATTCATTATGAAAAGAAAGTAAATGAGGAAAAGATGAATGAAATTTGGAAAGCATGGGCTGGAGTGCTATCGGCTCCAATATGTGATGCAATTATTACAGAATGTGAAAAGTATGATCCACAAGATGCAACTATTGGTGTTGATGGTGTTTCAGCAGAAGAAAATAGTGAAGTAAAGCGTAGCAGTATAGTAAGATGGGTTGATAGAAACAAACAATCTAGTCATTTCGTAGTTAATATAATTAAAGATTTTGCTTGGGAAGCAAATCGTCGTGCTTTTGGATTTCATGTTGACTACTTGCGTGACATACAATTTACAGAATATCATGGATCACAAGAAGGTGAATATGGTTGGCACTTTGATACTTTTTGGGGAAATCCGACAACTTATGACAGAAAATTGAGTGTTGTTATCCAACTCTCTGATCCAACAGATTATGAAGGTGGTGAATTTCAAATTGATCCTCAGTTTCAAAAAATACCAGAAGAATTTAAACAGCGTGGTTCTATTCTAGTTTTCCCATCTCCAATAAGACATCGCGTAACACCTGTAACATCTGGCCTCCGCAAGTCTTTGGTGTCATGGATTGAAGGGCCTAAGTTTAAATAGCAGTGTTCTAAAGATTATAAATAGTCCCAGATATCAAACAATCTGGGACTATTTACTATGGCAAATCCCCGCTCAAGAACAGAACTAAAAAAATACTGTCTACGCCGTTTAGGTCATCCAGTAGTTGAGATTAATATTGATGAAGATCAGATGGAAGATAGAATCGATGATGCTCTAGAGTTTTATCGTGACTATCACTTTGATGGTACAGAAAGAACATTTCTGAAACATCAAGTCACTCAAACTGACATTAATAACGAATACATTTCTATTCCAACTACAATTACTGGTATCATAAATCTCTTTCCTGTTGGATCAGGTTTAAACACAAATAACCTATTCAATCTACGCTATCAGATTACTCTGAATGAGATTCATGATTTTGCTTCTGCACAAATTCAAAACTATGTTTCCTATATGGAGCGTGTTGCTCTTATGGAAGAAATATTTGTAGGGAAACAACCACTCCGTTTCTCTCGACACATGGATAGACTTCATATTGATATGGATTGGGAAGCAAGAGTAACTGTCGGCGAATACCTAATCGTAGAAGCATATCGTGTAATTGATCCAGACGTTCATACGCAAGTATGGGGGGATTACTGGTTGCGTGGATATACCACACAGCTATTCAAACGTCAATGGGGTGAAAACCTAAAGAAGTTTGAAGGTATGCAACTTCCAGGCGGTCTTACATTCAACGGTCAAACAATTTGGTCGGAAGCGGATGAAGAAATCAAAAGGTTGGAAGAAGAGATCGTGTCTAAATTCTCTATGCCTGTAATGGATATGATGGGATAATGATTAATGGCCACAAATCTATTCTTTGATAATTTTGGACATCCGGGTCAGCAAAACCTACTTGAAGATTTAATAATTGAATCTATCAAGATGTATGGCCATGACTGTATTTACATCCCAAGAACATTAGTAAAAGAAGATAACTTATTTGGTGAAGATGTTCTATCAAAGTTTGTAAATTCCTATGAAGTAGAAATGTATATCAAGAATGTTGAAGGATTTGAAGGTGAAGGTGACTTTCTTTCAAAGTTTAATGTTGAAGTTAGAGACGAAATTACATTTACTGTTTCTAAGAGACGGTTTGGTGAAGAAGTTGATTTAACTCAAATGATTCCACAGGAAGATGGTGATGCAGCAGTAAGACCATTAGAGGGTGATCTTATCTACTTCCCACTTACTGAAGGTTTATTTGAAATTAAGTTTGTTGAAGATGAATCTGTATTCTATCAGATGGGTGAGATACAGATGTATGATCTCAAGTGCGAGTTGTTTGAATACTCTCATGAGAAACTTCAAACAGGCATTTCAACTATTGATAACATCCAAACTCTCAACTCTGCTGTTATGGAAGATTTTCAACTCTTAGCAGAGAATGGTGATGTTTTTGTATTTGAGAGTGGAGATGGTATTGTCACTGAAGATTATAGGATTGATTCAATTGGTGGCACAGCAAATAATGAATTTATTCAGACAGAATCTTCATCATCTGGTTCTCTTGGAGACTTCCTTGACTTCTCAGAACAGAATCCATTTAGTGAAGGGAATGATTGGTAATGTTTGGTCAAGTCGATTATCATAGTGCTATCCGCAAATATATCATCATGTTTGGTAACATGTTTAACGATATTGACGTTGTTCGATTCAACAATGCGGGCAATGCAGTGCAAACTATCCGTGTTCCAATCGCCTACGGCCCAAAAGAAAAGTTTCTTGCTAGACTTAGACAAGACCCAGATATGGATGCTGATGTTGCTACAACTCTACCAAGACTTTCATTTGAGATCACAGGATTTAATTATGATCCAGCAAGACAAATGAATAAGCAAAATCGGATCACTTCTATCAGCAGTGGTAATAATTCTTTGCGTTCTGGTTTTGCTCCATCCCCATACAGCAT